AGAGAAAAACATTGGCGCAAAAATTACGCCAGAGACGGTGGCTCGGGAATGCTCGCTCGCGCGTCGCATTCCTGTTACCACCTTCATGGATTTAGACCAATAAGCCCCCACACTCGTCAACCGCTAAGCGGTCACTCGGTGGGGCTGGCTGTCGAGGGCTGGGACTCCGCGCGCTGATTCCAATTTAGCGCTAGAGAACCAGGCGGGGGTGCCTCAGGGGTGTTCCACCGAGGCTTGCGGAACTCAAAGTCCACAAATATGTCTACGTCGTACGGTACACTGGTGGCGCCCACAGGTACGTACACTATCCATGATAACCCAAAATGGTCAACATCACTGGCCTGGAATAAACCCACGGCACCAGGTGAGTTGTTTGTCGGGAGCCAGGGGGAGATTTGCGCGGAGGCAACTCCGACTGACAGTGCTGTGGGGTCCGTCAGCGATGCTTGAAGTACCGCTGGCGCCCACTGCACTTTAATCGTTTTATCGTCGATACGACGAAGGATAGCTCCCATCTGCGCGAGCGTATCCACGGTAAAATTGGCAGGTACAGCACCTTTCTTGTCTATCATATAATACAAGTTAGGTACCGCGTAATTGCCCCCAATGAATGAGTCGGTCGTAGTCTTATAAACCAACGTTATGCGACGCATACGAAACTCCTGGTACGCCTGCCCGACAAGCGTGGCACGCGGACAGCTATTCAGCGATAAGTCATATAATCTATAACTATTATTAGTGTTGTAGAAGGCTCCTGTCTGCGCCTTGTTGCTGATTACTTCAGTCAACGACGCGACGTCGGGGACACCACCTAGTCCCTTAGAAATAGGGTACTTCTTGCCCTTACGTCCCTTCGCACCTCCCTTTCTACCTTTGCCACCACCCTTCATAATTTTCTATACTATAAGCATACAAATTATGAATTACCAGGCTCTGCCGGGGGTTCCTCCGTCCCCCCCTGCAGAGCTTCGGCCTGCTCTAATCCGGCCCTGTCTATGTCTGTCTGTCTGTCTATCCATACTTTTTTGGTCTTCGCCCAGCCTACTACCATTTGCGCATTTGTAAACAAACCAATGGATTCGTAGTTTTTTGTTTCACTGATATATCTATTGACAGCCGTCCAGTACTGGTCTTTTATGTCATAGATTCTTTTATATTGCGTGAAATAGTCGTCAATCTCCTTCTCCGTCACCCTATACGGTACAAGCGCGGTCAAAGCGTCTGCCATTGTCATATGACGGTTTTTTGCTACTTCATGGACTTGGTTACCATCTCCATTTCTGGTAGCAGACTTTTTGCAATAATTGAGCCATGCCGACCAATTATCTGGAATCAAAAAGTGAACGCCAGGAAATCTGTCCTTCATAGCACTAAACCTCACTTGAGATTGAGTGCGTATGTAACCTTGGTAATGTAACCTATTGCTAGTTGGGCATAGCTCTTCATGGCAGCCCCACTCTGCTACAGGCGACGCAATAGTCTTGAACAAATCCCATTGACTCTCAAAAGCCGTGAAACCCCATCGGGTCGACTTGTCGTTGTTGTCAATGATTGATTTAGAGTTCATTGTTTTTCTCTGTAATACTA